ACCCATTTACGAGTATTACTTTGCAATATATTTTTTTACCATCAATCCATTGCATCCCTGTTTCCTGTTCTTTTAAAGAAAACTTAAGATTTAATAATGTATTTCCATTTGCATTAACAAATTGAGACATAAGTTCCTATTTGCTAGCAATCAGTATCCTATTACTTGGTATATTGTTCCTTCAACCTCAGTTATATACACACCACCAACGACTTTAGTACATCCACTTAATGTAACGTTTTTGCCACTGAAAACAAGAGTCATCTCATATATTGTAATAGTATTTTCACTTGCATGTACATCTGATAAATGTACTCTTGCACCTGCTTTTAATGACATTCTTGTACTTTTAGGATTAACCCAGTTATGACTTCTATAGAAGATTTCTAGATAGTCATAATTAGAAATATCATCAGTTAATATAAAATCACTTTGAGTTGTACCATCAAAAAGGACAGTACCAACTGGAATTTTAGTCCCATCATTTTTAATAAATTTCCCCATATCATGAGAACAGCTTTTATTTATGACTAATATCTTCCAATGACTTTAGTAACAGTTGTACCTTGATTATTAGACGAATTTGTCCATCTGCAATTATCAATGTGTAACAGTTTTGATGCCTGATTATATTTAAAAGACATATTAGTAACAGTCCAGTTGTTAACAACACCAGAATATATGATCTCTCCATCAATAATTGGTGCAATAACTGCGCTATTATCACTAATTATGATTAACTCTTTAAATTTCAAAGCATCATCATTTAATGTTAAATCGTGACTATAGCCAAAATGACTACCACTCCAAAGAACAGCATCAGCATTGATTTCATCTCCGTTGGAATTAACAAATTTAGCCATAAATAACACCTCTTTTTAAAGAAGCACAGCTATTCAACTGCACCTCCTTTAAAGGCGATAGGTAAAAGGATACTATTTTTACTATTGCTAGTAAACAGTACCCCCCCCCACGAATTTTTTAATTTTTGACATTTGTATGATCCTCTCTTTCTTTAATTCTTTTAATAAAAATCAAACAAGAAAAGATACTAGTGCCTTTATTTTTTTGTATAACGAATAGTTGCTTTAAATTTATAATTTGCCCAACTATAATTATTAGCAAAACGAATATTATTTACATTCAAAATGAAATACGTACAGTAGAATGTTCCTGTATTACCACCAGAATAATAAACAACAGGGAATCTGTAGAAATCTTCTCCATTTGAACATGTGACTTCATAATCAATAAATTCATTCAAATTACTGATAGAATGATTGATTGTACTTACTCCTACCCTCAATCCAGTCCATGTAATGATTTTTTTATAGATTTTTTTACCATCAATCCAATATTTACCCGTCCAATGTTCATCTGTAGACATTTGTAAATTAAGCAATTCATTTTCATCTTTATCAATAAGTTTTGGCATGTTAACATCTAGGTTAAAACTAACCTAAATGCTTGTCACCACCAATCTTTTTAAAGAATGAGAAAAGGCACTTTGATGTACCTTCTCTAATTTGTGTAAGTTGTGTGTGTGTGTGTGTGTGTACAACGCACTCACGTGTTTCAAAAT